CCCTCTCAGGCGAAGAAGTCGTCGGGTGCTTCGGTGATGAACACATCGCCCTGCGGGACCTCGACGTACATCTCCTCGAGAGCGTCGGAGCAGTCGTCCATCGCGGGCATCTGCGCCTCCATCTGGGCGATGAGGACCGGGCGCCAGGCCTCGTCGAGGGCTTCGCGGGCCTCACGGTCGCCCGCAAGTGCCAGGAAGCGTTCTCGACGGGCCTGGCGCCGGGAGACGAACTGCTCCCGGTAGAGCGCCGCCCGTTCCTCTTCGGTCATGATTCCCTAGCTGCGGGCGACCTTGACGGTGATCTCGCCACCCGGATCGGCAAGACCTTCGCCGACGTGCGTCGAGACGAAGGCCAGCACGTCGCCGGCGGCGACCACCAGTTTCGAGGCCGTGCCCGACAGGGTCAGAGCGGTCTCGTCGAATGCAGGGGCGTTGACGCCGGTGGTGAACGCCTTTTCCGCGACCACGGTCGTCCCCGCGCCGCTCTGTCCCTTGTTGACGAGGCTCAGCGTGCGGCTGTTGGTGTTCGCGCCGGTCAGAGCTGAACCCGGCGTATATGTGACGGACTCCACGGTGCCGTCAAATGGCGCCGTGCCGACGGAAATCGATCCATCGGTGCCTTTGGCGACCGTGTCGGCGTCGGCCGTCAGGGTCTCGGTGAGGGGTGCGCGGTCGGTCATCTACTTCTCCTCCTTGGAGCCGGCGGCATAGCCACGGGCGGTCTCCTGGTCGGCCTTCGCCTGGAGAGCGGCAAAGCCACCGATGTCACCGGTCGCCTTGGTGGTGGCCTCTCCGGCCTCGGCCTGCGGCTTCTCCGAGGTGGCTGGTGCCGTCTCGGCCGGCTTCTTTTTTGCGGTCATTGGTGGACCGGTCCTTTCCTGAACGCTTACGAGGCGGCGCACCATCGCCTGGGCGCCGCCTCGTGGTCAGTGCAACTACGGAGCGAGGATCGCGGCTGCCGGGTAGCGGCTTTCCTCGTTCTCGTTTTCGTAGTTGATCGTGTTGGCGGTCTGCCAACCGGCCCGGAACACGACGCGCATGGCGACCATGTCCTGCTGGGCGAGGTTGTAGACGATTTTGCCTTCGGCGTCCTGGATGACCGCTTCGTCGAGCAGCTTGTAGGTGATGTCCTGACGGACGCCCACGACCTGCTCTTCCGGGTCACCGACGATCGCCTCGACCGGATGTTCCCCTCCGGTCGGCCACAGGCCTTTCATCGGGTACTGGACGTTGACGCCCAGTACTTCCATGCCGCTGACCTGGCCGCTGCCGACCCCTATCAGGGACTCGCCGGTCGTGGCGCGGGCCTGACGCAGTAGGCCTTTATAGCTGCGCCGGGCAACCGCCCAGTCGACGTCATAGCCGTCCTGCTCGACCTCGGAGAACGCGTCGGAGAAGTCGCCGACGATGCCGCCGGTTTTGGCTTCGTTCGTCCCGCGGGTCACCGTGTTGCCGGCTTCGATGGCCGCTTTCGCGATGCCTTCGGGCCAGGTTTCCGGTTTGTTGACCTCGAAGAAGACGGCCGCATCGAGCGTACGCCCGATCGCCTGCTCCATCAGAGGCTGGATCTGCCCCCAGATGTCGAAGGTCTGGTCGTCCAGCACCGCCTCGGGGATCGGCACGATGCATGCGATCTCCTCGACGTTCAGGAACTTGTTTTTCCAGCTCGCCTCGGTGGTCTGCTTGAGGCCGGTGTCGCCGGTGACGAAGTAGGCCAGCGGCAGAGCCGAGAGGACCGGGAACCGCTCCTGATTGCGGGAGATCGGAACTCGGGTGAACTGGGACAGCACCGCCGATTTTTCGTTCAGCGCTTTGAGCATCGCATTCGATACCTCCTCCGGCACAAGTGCCTGGGCATCGCTGCGTTCGATCGCGTTTTCGTACGCCATGAGTGGGTCACTCCTGTAAATCGAGATGGACTTGATGGCCTCCATCGCGGAGGGGGTGACCCGCTGCCGTCGCGACCGGCGGGTGAAGGAACTGCAGTGCAGTAAGTGCTAGCTGCGCCCCGCCATGCGGCGGATGTTGGCGTTCATGTCGACGCCGGTTTTGGCCGGTTTACGTGCGCCCCCATCGAGGCTCACGCTGTCCTCGGCCTTGACCAGCTTCAGGAGCTTGTCGGCGTCGGCCTCGAGCTCGGCCTGCGACTCGCCTTGGAGACGGT